CCAGAAAATGTTGATGCTAGGACATAAATTCACTGACGAGCTTAAGTCATCAGGGAAACAAGAGTATCGCACATTGCATGAAATTTCAATTTTGAAGAGAAAATTCGTTTTTGAACCAACTCTGAATAGGTGGTTTGCTCCTTTGGAGCTATCTGTTATATTGGAGATGATGAATTGGGATAAGTGCAATACGAAGTATGAAAAATACGAACAACTGTCACAGAACATCCAGACAGCATGTGTGGAGTTTGTGTACCATGGAGAAGAAGTCTACAATAAGTGGACAACAAAGATAAGAGAAGCATTGATTGAGGCTAATTTGGAGGGAAAAGTTAATATGCCTATGTTGACATATAACGACTTCTTTATTTTGGTTACTCGACGTAATTTGGGACTCAAGTCAAAGTTGTCTAATTTTGTGGATGACTTTTTACCGTGGTAATTATGATTGTATATATTCCGCTCTTGATGATAGTTGTAATCATTGAGTGGAGGACAATCGCGACGTCGAGGGGTTTTAACCCTTATTGTGCATTTGTGTGCGACGATAAAAATAAAAGCTAAATGTACCAACTGTAGATAGTGAATATTGATACGAACTCACTATTGAAATTAATAGTATTGCTGAAACTGTAGATATTAGTTCAATGAGTAGAATGATGGTTGCACCAATTAGTGGTGGTAACGCGTCCTTGGCTGCAAATACGTCTGAGGAAATGGATCTTTTGCCAAAACAAATTTTGACTTTTCAGGAAGTTGCACCTGCACAGGAGCAAACAATTCCGGGAGAATCTGAATTGGTAGAAGAAATTAAGACCACAGCGATTGAAGGTCGAGGGCATAATATTATTGACTTTTTAGAGCGAGTTTACAAGATAGCAGATGGAACGATACCAGAAGGTGGAGCTCCAGGTGATATCTTGAATTCTCTACAATTTCCGGACATTATGCTGGGTTTGAAACAAATCCGCAATAAGATTTCAGGATTTATGAACTTTCGTGCTAGTGTTGAAGTTACTTTTGTGATTACAGCACAACCCGCCCAGTTGGGAGGGTTACGATTGTCATATTTCCCTGATATCAATGCTGATCAGTTGGCTCTTAGGACCCAACATGTTTTGCAGCTATCACAATGTCCGCATATCACAATAAACATTACGAAGAATCAAAATTCAGCTATTAAATTGCCTTGGATTTCTCCGTATACACATCGTAATCTTGTAACTGGGGTGGGTCGAAATGGTACTTTGGTATTATCTCGACTCACTCCTAGTGCTGGAGGCGTAGTCAGTTATCAAATGTATGCCAGATTTATGGACATCTCAATTGAGTATCCAACTGGTATGCTTTTGTCTGATGAACTTCTGGCTTTACAGGAGGAGAGACGTGAAAGAGAAGAGAAGGCAAGTATGATGGAAGAATTGGCTTTACTTCGTATGAAAGTTAATCGTGTGAACCCCGAAATCCAAACGCAAGGTTTGTCCGAGGCTTCAAAATTTCTAACTTCAGGAGTTTTGTCGCAAACTGCTTCAACCGTTTCAGGTGTTGCTAACATGTTGTCAGGAATACCGGTAATAGGGAATATAGCTTCTGCTGTTTCCCCAATTGCTGGTGCTCTAGCCAACGTGTTCTCATCATTTGGATGGTCAAAACCAGTTAACGACAAACCGCCTCACCAGTTGAAAATTCAACCCGGTGCATCATCTATTACAGCTGATGGAGTTTACAATGGACACGAAATCACGTTTTGCACAGGTAATACTGTGAGAACAGATGAAGGGTCTTTTGGATCTAAATTAGATGAAATGGATATTGATTACATCATGCGTTCACCAAATACGATTGACATCTTTCCAATTTCGACGGAGATGTTGCCAGGTACTGTTTTGGCAAGATATCCCATCGATCTTTGTAAATGGGCTCAGTTGGAGACGACTGGTCCATACTATGATCGGAGGTTTTTCTTGACTCACCAGACTATGGTAGCACATCTGTTTAGATGGTGGATGGCTACTTGTATTTTTGATTTCGAGGCTTATATGACTAAATTCCACAATGTGCGCTTACGATTCACAGTTATTCCTGGAGCTACAGACACTACTGATTTGAGTACTGTTACTATTGACGACAACAATTCAACGGTTATCGTCTTTGGTGACACTGTGACTTATCAGGCTGTTTGTCCAGAAGTTTCTGCGACACCTTTCTTGAAAGTAAGAGGGGTTGAAGGTAATATGACACCATTTAATGATCAAACAGTAACAACTATTGGTCAATTGGTTGTTTTTCTAGAAGTGCCTCTCAAGGCAACTTCAGATGTGGCACCAAATACAGTCTATGTAGAAACTAAGTTTCATGCACAGAATGTACGTTTTGGTGTACCTTCTCAAGTAAGAGCATACGCCGTGAATAACTTGGCTCCTCTCGACATAGAAGAAGAAGAGGATGAAATTATTAGAACACAAGGACTCTCTTCAGCCGCCTTATATTCTGAAGGCCATTTACCTGGCCGGTCAGATGTAATGGAGACTGGAGTGACTCCCGGTATAAACTCTGATGGATCTAAACCTAATGGAAGTATTTTGCACGCGACATTTGGAGAGATGGTTAAAAGTTTAAAACAAATCATGCTTGGTTTTCAGTATTTTGGATTTTTCAATAATTCCACTAGTACTGTGAACCCAATATTGATTGATGTAGGAACGTCTAGTTTGACTCCTGCGGGTTTATTTGTTAATAAAACTACAAACTATGATATCATTGATACTCTAATGTCCATGTATGCTTTTTATAAAGGTGGTTTTCATTTGAGAATTCTGCGACAGGAAGAGTCGACTAGGAATTTCTGGGTCTATATGTCCCAGCAACCCTATTTGGCTCCAAATCGAATTATCGTGTCTCCTACGGATCAGGTTATAAATGGGATCCCGTTTACTCGGGAAATCCCAGTTATACCTTTTCTAGAGGGGGTTATTGATGTTCGAGTTCCATATTGGCAGGGTACTCATATGGTACGAGTTCCTTATAATTCATCTCAATCTTTCGATTATCTTGAGCGGACCCCAGTTGTGATCGGTATCGGCCAAATGGGCTATGGAGAAGATACAAAAGACACATTCAATCTTTCATTTCAACGTTCAGTTGCTGATGATTTTTGCATGGGTTTTCTGTATGCAATCCCGCCTATTCAGCTGAGATATAATGTTTTGTGATACCTCTCCTTAATGAGAACGCTTTTAATCAAGGGTGTTTAAATTTTATAG